AAAAATCTCCAGAATTGAATCCAAAACCGTACTGCCAAGAGCCAGCTACATAATAAATATCTTCAGCACATACTGGTCGCGATATGAGTTCAAAACTCCTATGCTTCTTCAATGTGTTCCAAAGATGCTTTTGTACTGCATTAAGGCCTAAGTAATCCCCGCATGAAGGCTTCGTAATCATACGTCCCTTCAACGGTTCAAGGATCACACACGGTTCAACGACTCCTTCACTGATAAAACCTCGTGTTTTAAGTGAAATTAACTCATCTAAGATCTCAGAGTTAGAGGGTCGTCCAGAGTAGATAGGTTCCAATGTCATCTCTCGACGAAGAACGACTTCACTGTCTTTCCAAACTTTATTTCTTTCACAATACCCCAGAAAAACTGGAGCTGACGGAAGAGGGTCTATTTCTCTTGGATTCAAGAGATAAGGACTAAAGTCTGAGACTGTTAAAGTCTTCATAGCCAATCCTATCTGTCCTCCTCCCCCTCGGGAGTACTCGACAGTAGATCGGTTAGAAATCATATTTGCTAAAGTTCTCTTTCTTTCATTTTGCCCATATGGTCGACTATAAGATTTTAACTCATCATGGATATTATCCACGATCATGTTTTTATCTCTAAGTCTTCGATAGAGCTCAGCGTCAGATTCTGTACACTTAGCGGTTGTCTTCTGGACAACATATGATGTTTCGGGCTCATAGATCATATCTTGAAACTCTTCCTCAAGCATTCGTTGGAAATCTGCAGCTTCCGCTACAGATAATCCTTCGACTTCCTTGGTTAGAGCTTTCATATGGTCGATAAGAGCATCGTCAATGGCATCGGGACGGATCGGTAAAAGTCCTTTTTTCAATCCTTGAAAGATTGAGTAAATGATGACTTTATGAGACATTTTACGGTTTCTGCGACGTCCTATCATCAAGTTAAGAGCAACTGTGATCTTTCTAGGAAAGATTTTAGTGTAAACTTGACAAATTTTAGGACATTCGGTTCCAAAGTAAGCTGCGAAGATTCGATTAACTTCGAACTTAAAGCATTTGACAAGATTGCCGAAATATGCATGGAAAGTCAATCTTCTTCTACACTCGAGCCAGTCATCGTCACTTAAGACAATGCCGGGCAAAACGAGATGAAAGAACATTTTGAACTTTTCTTCATAATCG